GCTGCACATCTATCGCAGCAGCCTTGACAGAGAAGAGGAAAGAACGTATACTAACAGCCGGGCGTATAGCTCAATTGGTTAGAGCACCGAACTCATAATTCGTAGGTTCACGGTTCGAGTCCGTGTACGCCCACCAAACTGCCCTTAGCTCAGCTGGATAGAGCAACGGCCTTCTAAGCCGTAGGTCAAAGGTTCGAATCCTTTAGGGCAGGCCAACACCGCTCGCGTGGTGGAATAGGTAGACACAACAGACTTAAAATCTGTCGCTGATTACAGCATCCCGGTTCGAGTCCGGGCGCGAGCACCAAAGTTACGGGAGTCGAGCAGCCGGCGAGTAGGCCCTCACTCAATGGTATTGCTCCTCCCGTACGCAGCAGCCGGTCAAGGTTCTTCGGGCATCAGTTTATTATAACACGAACAGCCGGTGGTTGTCAACCTCTTTTTATCCAAAATAAAATAATAAAATGGCTAGAAAACGGTTGACAAGTAATGTGTTCGATTGTATACTGTATACAGTTAAACAATAAAGAAGGGCTTTAATATGTCGAAACTAAACACAATCGAAAACACTTTTACTGTAGAGCTTGCTGGAGACAGCATTTGGGACTACGAGGGTACTAAAACTGTAACAGTGAATAGCATTACTGTAGAGACGTTTGAGGACGATGCTAACGAGTTTATGCACGATTATAAAAGCATATATGTAGGGCACGACACTACGTGGGAAATATACACGGACAGTGGATTTGAACGTGCTATTAGCGAAGCATTAGGATATGACGTTACATTTACAGAGCAAGGAATGCAAGAAGACGGCTTTGCTAGTATGGAAACATAACGGCAAATAAGGGGTTGACAGTGTAGCGTTTAGGCGCTATACTGTATACAGTTAAACAATAACGCATGAGGGCAAATTATGCAAACTATGTATGTACTAATGCTGCAAGGCACAGGCGACGACGAATACGCTTTTGAGACTGCAGGCGTGTTTACTAGCAGAGAACTAGCGGTTGCGAAAGCAGACGCAATAAATGCGGAGTACGAAGACGACGACTTTGAGATAGAATATGCTGTTGAAGAATGGCAATTGGACAAATAGAGGTTGACAAGCACTGTAGAATGTGCTATAACTGTTATATAGAGTTTAACGCAAGAGGGCATCATGCAAAACAAAACTAGAAAAACACTTAACGTTCATTTCGTAAACCGCGGCTATGGCACAGACGAAGGCTTCAAGCAAGTCGAACTGCTATCCACAGCCGTGTGCGAATTCTCGGGCAAGCCACTAGCAGAGATTGCTTCACCGTTCGGACTAGGTGGTAGCTTGGTTGCAGAGTATGAGGCACACGCTGGCGCAGGTAAATGGGTTTGTGATTTAGATTAGGTTTTGGCAAATTAATGGTTGACAAACCATTTTAAAGACTGTATACTGTAAGTATAACAATTAGGAAAGTAGGGCACACTATGCAAAAATCAATTTATGAAGTAAGCGATCAACACAAGCAACTAGCAGCCGTTGGTCGTCGTATGTGCGATATGAGTGAATACGCAAACTGCAAGGGCATGAAGGACGAAGACTTCAAACTCTTAAACGATATGAGCCACGTAGGTTCGCTGCTCACCAAGCTGGGCAATGCATTTGGTCCAAAGCTAGAGAAAGACTTTACAGCCGAGGATATGGATTTAATTGCTCGATTTGTTAAAAAAGAGATTGACATTCCGCAAATGGGGTAGTATACTGTATATAACAGTTAGGGCAAAGGGCAAAGCAAATGATTAAAACACTAGGTTGGTTAACAGTAATTGGAGTAGGCTTGTACACAGGCATTCTACAAATGATGCTGATAATGCTTGGCGCAGCAATTGTTTGGTTTGGCGCTGCACTTAGCAGCCTAGGAGGCGCACTATGAAATGGATACTATTAGCAACTGTACTTGACTGGCAACCAGTTTACAATGATCAAAAGACTTGTGAACTAGCAGCCGAGCAGCTCAAGAAAGTATACTACCAGGAAGTAGCAGCCTGTATTCCAAAGCCAGTGACAACAGCAGCCAACGATCAGATGACTGATGTGTTTGCAAAGATGTTGGACATGGTAAAAGAATTACAAGCTATTGAGCCAAAAGAGCTTGACAAGAGCAGCAACTGAGCGTATACTGTACATATAAATTAATTAAAGCAAAGAGGGCAAACTATGCAAAACATTACTATCCAAGAAGGCACTTACAAGATCAGAGGCAAAGATGTTGATCTATCAGGTATGACCTTTCCACTCGTAGAAGAATTCAAAGTAGGCGCCAGAGGTGGCTACGTAACAGTAGACGGCACAGCAGTTAATGGCTTTCCAGATCGCAACATCAAGATCATGTGCGACTCAGCAGATGCATACCGTGCAGCCGGCAACAAGAAGATTGCAGTTGTAGAGGAGTCAGACGAAGAAGTTATTGATCGTATCCGTGAACGTTTTGACATGTTGAAGGACATGACCAAAGCAGTCAAGAAGGGTGCTGTGCGAGCTATGATCGTATCAGGTCCTCCAGGTGTAGGTAAGTCACATGGTGTCGAAGAAGTTCTTGAACGCTATGACACACTAGAGCATCTAGGTGCTGGCAAGAAGTATGAAGTTGTCAAAGGTGCTATGAGTCCAATTGGCTTGTACTGTAAACTGTTCAACTACGCAGACAAAGATTCAGTACTAGTGTTTGATGACTGTGATGCTATATTCGAAGAGCCATTGGCGCTTAATATTTTAAAAGCTGCATTAGACTCTAAGAAGAAGCGTACAATCCATTGGAACACAGACAGTTTCAAACTACGTAATGAAGGTGTGCCAGACAGCTTTGAGTTCAAAGGTAGCGCGATCTTTATTACCAACTTGAACTTCCAGGATATCAAGAGCAAGAAATTACGCTCGCACTTGGAAGCACTAGAGAGTCGTTGCCACTATATGGACTTGACGATCTCAACAGAACGTGACAAGATGTTACGTATTGCACAAGTTATCAAAGATGGTATGCTTGATCAGTACAAACTAGACGACGATGTCAAAGCAGAGATAATTGACTTTGTCGATATTAATAAAAAGAGACTACGTGAACTGTCATTGCGTACAGTACTAAAGGTAGCAGATCTCGCAGTAGCCTTTCCACAACGTTGGGAAGCTATGGCAGAGAACACTGTGATGAAACGCTCTTAATGCCCTCGAGAGCAGTCACAGTGTACAAAGTGGAAGCATAGAGCAAGCCCTCACGCTCTGCAGACACATGCGCCCGGAACAGGACATGCCCTCGTCCAAACGTTCCGGGCTTTTTTTTGACTAGCAGCCGCAGACTTATCCACAGGATATCCACAGCAAATTAATTTAATATTTTGGTAAGAAAAAGGTTGACAGCACACTCATATGAGACTATACTGTATACAGTTAAACAATAAAGTGTGAGGGCACAAACATTATGAAAAACTTTACAATCACAGTAATACACGCAAGCTTCTTAGAAGAAGGCGAAACAGCAAAAGCAGTCGCAAAGGTAACAACCTCAGGACTAGACTTATTCCAAGCAACAGAGTATGCATACAGATACACAAACAATGTAGATGGTAGCTGGTCAATGAAGATTGGTGAAGACGCTAATGATGACGTTGAGGTCCTAGCACCCCTCATACAGCACAACGGCAAAGCATACGGCCTAAGGTCAACATCAGTAGGCGATGTGATGATCGTAGATGATGGTGAAGGCTTTGTAGATACATTCAAGGTAGCAGGCTTTGGCTTTGAACCTTGTGAGCCAATTGACTATGATATAGTTGATGCACAAACATTCACCACAACAAGTGTTTTAGCATAACGGTAAAAAAGAGGTTGACAGTATACGTTTAAGAGCGTATACTGTAAGTATAAACAATAAAGCAGAGGGCTTACATTATGAACACAGCAACACAAACACTAGCAGCAATTGCAAATGATCCTAAACTATACACTGTAGAGGACCTTAAGACTATTATGCAAGAAGCAAAACAGTCAGCAGCAATTGCAGCACAATCATTCTTAGACGATTGGAATGCAAGCACAGGTGGCAACCAATACGGTGAGCCAATGTATTGTGGCTTTGCTTGGGTAAACATCTACAAGATCAAAGGCAACACCAAGCTAGGTCGTGCTATGAAGCAAGCGGGTTACACCAAAGACTACACAGGTGCTTACCAGATATACAACCCAGCAGGCTATGGCGGACAGTCAATGGACGTTAAGGAAGCTGGAGCAAGAGCAGCAGCTCAAGTGTTTACAAACTATGGCTTTACTGCTTACGCAGGTGGTAGGGCAGACTAATACAGCAGGCTAGGCTGATGTGGGGACTGTGTAGGACACGCCCACTGACTAGTACAACGTAGCATGTAGTAATACAACACACTAGACAGCTAGTGCTACGTGAACATAGAAAGAACTTAGTGTGGGAAAGATCCTTGCGTGATGCAGGGATTTTTTTTGACTTTAATAAAATATTTTTTATTTTTTTCTCGAGGGGGGTCGGGGCTTATAAACACTAATTAAAACAACTACTTACTAGTGCTTAATGGTCGCTAAATCACCACCCAGATTCTGTAAGTACTTCTCTATAATTTTTCGTACAGCATGTTTTTACCATACAGAACCCATTTCGCACTGTATACAAAAACTTCGCTCTATAATAGAATCTCATTCTAAAATTTTTTGCGCATATATTTTTTACAGTATACAAACCCTTTTCGAGCGTAGCGTATACACACGAGCTCTAACGAGTGTGTAGTGAACGCAGTTCGCTTGTAGTACACACTACTAGAACCTCTTAGCTCTGCTCTAGAGTCAACGCAGTGTAACGAACGATAAGTAACTGTATGCACGGAGATAGAGGTAATCCTAAAATAGTTGTACTCATGCTAGTAGTATGTGTAGTGTTACATGCTGTTGTGATACCTTTGTGGATGCACTCATTAGGACTATGATATGAACGAATTGAGATTTATAGACGACTCAACTACAGAGTATATACAGGATATAAACACATTTTCATTTGCAACTGATCTTATGTTACGTGGTATATACAGCGAACAACCCAACGCCAATACGCTATTGTTTGCGAGTCAACAGGACCTAGTATACGCTACACTAGCATACAAAGGAAACGCTAGTTTAGAGTGGGATTAGACTGGTGCCTGTGTGCTTATATAAGCGTCATACAGCGTGTTTTAGTATGAGGTACTATGTTGATAGTGGGGAAAATTTTTGCTTTAAACTAACTAGCGTTAGCTGCTTCGCAGCTTTGGCGGCGCAGGCGCTTCGCGCTTTTGGGCCTAACCCGGTCACATCATAAATACAGTATGGACAATAGAAAAAAAGTATTCGCAACTTCAAACTCACCTGCCAGTCGCAATGGCAATTACTCAGTAAGTCTTGACTTTTCAAAAGGATCTAGAGGTAGTGTTACAGTAAAGGCACAGCCTGAACGCACTACGTTTACACAAAAAGATAGAAAAGTCAACTACAAAAAGTAATCACGCATACTCAAAGTTTTGACATGTGTCGCCGCGATTGACTAGTACAGCACCATTCTTTAGGTGAAAGCGTTCGGCCATTTCAGTAAGTGGGCTTAGTGTTACATAACGTGTACAGCCCTTGTGTTCTTGTATCCAACTCTGTGCCGCAAACACTATGTCTCTTCCTGCTCCGCGATCATACGACCACACTGTGTAAAATACTGCTGTGCTTGCATACTCGCCTTCTTGACTAGCTGCTTGTGAGTATAGATCCAACTGTTGTTCGTTCTCAGGTATTTGATTGGTATAGGCTACACATATAACAGCTCTTGCTCTAGGTCTAATATCGTTGCGACTGTACAGCACAAATGCTTGTCTACCTGGGCTAGTTCTATACAAGGGTGATAGATGCGGGCGTACTGGATCATCTTCAAATAGGTGCCAGAGATCTGAGTTCTCGATTAGTTTTAACAATGTGGTTTCCTTTATTCGTCGTCTAGGTTGTTGAGAAAGTCTCTCAACTTAGTTGAATCTGTTTGAGCTCTTATCTTGCCAACGCCTGAGCCTTCAGCAGGATCATCACTTATACTGTCTTCGGGTGTGGTTGTTCCTGTGCCACGTTTGAGTGATGCTAGTATATTAGAACCTCCTCCTTGTGGCGCACTTGAGTATCCGTCATCATCTTCATCACCGATGTCAACAATACGCAGTGTGTCTATGTCAAAGCCTAGATCAATCTTTTGTCCTACGCCTGACGAGTTACGTGTCTTCATCAACTGTAACTGATAGCGTCCACGTTCACGCATTGCTCTACTTGTAAAGATACCAAACACGTTGTCTGCTGTTTGTATCTTTGAAAGTCCACCTGATATGTGCGAGTGATCAAATTCAATCTCTTCTACAGCACCACGATTCAACTGTGCCGCTGTAACAAACACTGTGTTCAATTCCATTGCTAGGTTACGTAGTTCTTCACTTACGTACTTGTCTTTGATAAACAAGTTCTCTGCACTTACCTTTGTGCTTGCTGGCATCAACAAGTCCAAGTAGTCAATCAGTAATACGTCTACCTTCTTGCCTGTTTTAATTTCATATTCTTTAATGTAACTACGTACATCATTTGCTGTCTTGCCACTAGGCATATACTTGACTTGGAATGCACCTGACTTCTTGCCAATCATCTTGACTTTCATCTCAACATCGTCAATGCTCTTAAACACATCACGACTTGGAATACCTGTAGTCATTGAATCAAGTCTCATACTAACTAGACTCTCTGCAAGCTCTAGTGTCAAGTAGATCACGTTCAATCCTTTCTCGGCCATGTTAACACCAATGTTAGCAAGGAACAAACTCTTACCTGCACCTGAACCACCTGCAAAGATATTCAGCTCGCCTCTGTTGAAGCCACCAAATAGTTTCTTGTCCATTGCTGGCCAGCCTGTGCTTACCTGTCCGTTTGTACTCTTGATGCCTTCTAGCCTTGCTCTTGGATCAGCAAAGTAGTTTGTACCCAAGTCTTTTTGTAGACCTATCTGTACAGCCTTCTTGACTAAGTCCTCGCACTGTCCATAGTCACCATTCTCTAACAAGTCAGCACTCTTTAGGATTGCTGCTTCTAATGCTTTGTGTTTACTAAACGTTTCAAACTCTTGCATTAACCAATCATAATGATTCTCTTGTAGTTCGCCTGGATCTTTTAAATTAATATCAGTTGCTGCATTAATCATATCAAACGTAGGTAATGCATTGTGTTCCATAACATAGTTGTTTAAAAACTCTGCTGGTGCTTTCAAACGTCTATCAAAGCTACCTGGATCAAACACCGCTTGACAGCGTACAAAGCTCTCAGCATCAGACAACATCATTTCAAGATATACTTTTTGTATATCATATCCGTAGTCTGTGTTTTGTCTAGTTGTCATCAAATACCCTCGGTTCTAGTTCTTCTATTGTAATTATGCTCGGGGCAAACCCAAGCGGCTCTTGTTCGATTTCTTTTTTAGTTACTGCTAAGTATAGCACAGTTATTACAAAAAGTAAAGTGATCAATCGAACCATTTCTTTGCTCGCAATCTTATTTTAAGTGGACTATCATTAGCACTACTTGCAATACTGTGTAGTGCATATAGACGTCCGTGTTTGTTTACTACATCACCTATGTCATCTAAGCCAGCAGGCCATTCAGGCATACTCACGCTCCAGCCTAGCTCGATAGCTTGCTCTACTAGTTTACTACCTGCTTGGTCTCTGTCAGGAACAACAATTATTTGTTTCTGTAGTCTGTTGAGTAACATTGCTTGTTGATCACTTATCTCAGACCCTCCCAGTGCCGTACCTTCTACGTGTATAGCATCTAGTTGACCTTCGCACACAATAGCAAACACTTTAGCATGACCCTGTTCGTCTAGTCCGTATACGTATCCAGGTTGTACCTCAGTTAAGTACTTGGGCTTCTTGTCCGGGTTCACTGTACGTCCAGTCCAACCTACTACCCTGCCTTCAAAGTAGAAGGGTATGATCAATCTATCACGATACCCTAGACTAGGGCTCCAGTAATAGTCTGTATCATCTGTGTTTAAATTACGTGAGGCCATGTATTCAAGTACTGACATACTATACTTGTTGAAGTCTGTTATGTCTGTAATCTTAATAGCATCATCTGGCAACGGGACAGTATTGAAAGTTGGTAGTTGGGCTATTTGTGTTTTAGCTTCAACTCCTTCATTTTCTCTCATAACCTCTAGTGCTACCTTGTTGATTATATCGTCAGGTGCTCCCATCCATTGTAGGAGTTTACGCAGTTTATGTGAGAAGTTCCTGCCCGGTTGCCAGGATGCCTTGAAGCCGCAGTTGAAACAATGATAACTTACGCCTCCATCGGGGTTGCTTATTAAGCCGCCACGTCCTCGAGTGTCTGCACTGTTACCATTGTTATGACAACACGGTGCGTTAAAGGACAGCCAACCACTAGGCGTTTGTTTACGCTTAGACGGTATATATGTCAGAACTGTTTCGCTTACTACACTCATAGTATTATTATACAGCCGCTTTGCAGTTAAGTCAAGAGTTTTTAATATATTAATCCGTATGCAATACACCAAAGTTCTAGGCCAAGCCTATACAATAATATATACAGCAAAGGTGATACTAACAGTAAAGCCGCCCAAACGGACGGTTGTTTAAATAGTTCTTTCATTAAAAGTACTTCCTAAAGCCAACTTCAGCATTACGTCCTAATTGACTGTAACCGTTTGGTCTTTGATATTTTTCATTACTAATGTTATATATCCCCAAAAATACATTCCAATCATTTTTCTTATAGTCTATTTCTGCATTGTAAGTTACAAGGGCATCTACATCAATTGTTTGGTATGTGATACTATCTATGTCTTTGTGCTTGCCGTAATAGTCGACATCAAAGGAATAAACAATTTCATCTATTATTTTAGATAGTTTTAATTTATTAGTAACATTAGGTCGTCTTAGTTTTCGTTCTCCATTGGACTGCCTAGCATCTATAATAGATATATTATTTTCTATATATACACCGCTTAGTTCGTGTGTAGTTTTACCTTCAAGGCCTTTAGTGTAACTACGCCCTGAGTCATTTACATACGTGCCGTTGTATATGATTGCATTATCTTCTTTAGTAAGAAATATTGCTGTATCTATAAAACTATTTCTAAATCCAATTTCATAACTTATAGTATCTTCTTCTAGTAAGTTAGGATTGCCATTGAACCCGTAATTATCTTTTCCGTACATTTCGTATAGTGTCGGAACTCTGTATCCAGATGATACACTAGCTCTTATACCGTTATTAGCTATTCCAATTCTACCAGTGTCCTTTTCTCCAAAGCCGTCAATGGCATCGTGTCGAACACCATATGAAAGAACAGTACCGTTAACAACAGAATTATTATTTACAAATATACCTTTGGTAGTACGTTTTTTATCTACACTACTGTAGTAAGGAAAAACTCCTCCAGTGTCTAATAAGAAATCTGCATCTATCTTTTCAACTTCTGTACCTACGATTATATCATTGTTATCAACTTTAATAAGTTTAGAAGCATATAGCGTGTTCACTGTACTATCGTAGTCTCCTTCAAGCCATCTACCTTTAGTATATATTCTCCTATGATTTGAATTGTTGAGTGTTACACGAACTGTTTCGTTATTATAATCTAACTGTGTATTAGTCCAATTCCAATCACCTGTATACTCAAGGGTATCACCTTGCGAATCTAAATTTGAATAATTAGTTTCGTCTATGTGTATAAGTCTGTAATTACTATAATCGGTGTGATACAATAAGTTAAGATTTATATTTTTATTTTCGTATGGATCTGTTTCTTCACCGTCTGGGTATACACTAATACCGTCTGTGCGTTCGCCGTCAATAGTAAGAGTGTAATCTAAGTTTTTTACTTTTCCAGATAATTGTGTTTCTACTGCAACTGAATTATTATTTCCTATTGTGGAACCTATATAGGATCTGCTTGTTACATCTGATACTAGATTAACTACACCTCCGGCTGCATTTGCTCCATACAAACTACTCATTGGGCCTTTGTATACTTCGACAACATCTATACCTGTAAAGTTGTGTTGCCCAAGATCGTCTGTACCTGTTGGGCTACTATGGTCTTTAATAGCAATACCATTAAGGGTTATAAGGCTTTGATCACTATCTGCGCCTCTTATAAACAAGGAGCTCATTTGTCCTTTTGGTCCGCTTGATAATATATCAAGACTTGATATATCCTCTAGCTCATCAGTTTCAACTATGTCATAGGAATATGTATTACTAGCAATAATTGAAGGGGTTCTATCAGCATATACATAAATTACAAGCTCTGTTGCATATACTGGGGTCATTAAAAAAGCCGCACAGAAAGCGGCAATTAAGTTATTTTTATTTTTCATGCACTTATTATAACGTAATTATATTACGTTGTCAACCTAATTTCTAACTAATATTTTAGGTACTGTGCTGTTTGGATTGGCTGTTGTTTTAAAACGTATGTATGTAAACACACCGTTAAAGTTTATAGGCGTAGGTCCAGTTTCGTTACCAGTTAGTGTTGTTGTGCTAACATCAGCCCAATTAGTTGTACCGGTTATTTGATTTTCTAATGTTCCTTGTACAACAACATCGCCAATGTACGAATCAGTGTATACTGCCGCAGTGTGTAAAGCCTCATTACCGTTTATTCCGGGCTGAGCTTCAATGGTTTCTGAATACCAAACATCGTTGTCCATTACAAAGGTATCAACTACCTTACTATCTATTGGCCCTGGAAATGCACTACTACTTACTCTAATAACTCCTGCGCTGTCAAACCATTCATTAGCATATGTTAATACTTTAGTATCGTCATAATCTACTAGATAGATATTGTAAGATAGATATTGATCTTTTACATTTAGTAAATCATTTTCAGTAACAGTAACACTAAACAGACCTTTTTTAGTATATGCAGTACTATCACCTTCTTGTAAGTTGACGCCGTCACGTTCAATAACCATTTGTTTGTTCTCATCAAATGCAACAAACTTAGGTGTGTATCTATCTACATCTAATGGTTTCTGATCTGGATTAATTAATTTAAATTCTAAGACATTATCAATGCCTTTATACACTTGTAAGTTTCTGCTATACACTGGTCTATACTCCGTGACGTGTCCTGCTTCATTTGCGAGGACCTCTGTTCTGTTTGATACTAAATACCTTAAAGTTTGCATACAACTATTTATCGGAAACATATGTTACTAAAAGATATCGAAAACAATCTTCCTTACATTAGCGTTGTTCATTACGGCGGCAATGAATACGTCGGCATAATTATAAATCAAGATCAATATGTTACTAGTATGTATGTTTATACATTACTACATACTGAACCTGAAAAAGAACTATTGCTAGAATTAGGAGATGCTTGGTGGTGGGAGTCAAATCGACTGATTCCTATTAACATCTTCTTAGGTGGAGAAATGGAACGTTTCAAATATGCAATAATGACTATGAACAGCAAGGATGTAAAAGTAACTATTGGTCCTTGTGTAAACTTAAATAATCTTGCTATTAAGCGTGTAAAGCGTAAATCAGTACAGCTAGTTAAGAAACCTAAGAATTAAGATCGTCACACAATAAATTCATATGTACTATAACACTCATTGCGTAAGCAAATGCGTGTGCTTTCTTAAAGAAGTAATCACCGTTTGTTGGTTTCACCCAAACCTCGTCCATTATCTTTTCCCAGCTTTCGTTTGCTAAGTATCGCTTCGCTGGACGTATTATTGCCAGTGTGGCCGCCAATTGCTGTACCGAAGTAGGCTTCAATTGTTTTAATAGACTGTCGTGTCCGCTTAGATGAAATACTTTGTCGACGAAGTCTTTGTGTTCCAGTAGTTGCCATAATGGCGTCCTTTCCATTAATTCTGTTAAGTGTTTTTCTGATTCAACATCTTTATAGATGCTTACGTTTAAGAAGTCTAGTTTGAAGTAGCCGCGTTCTTCCGCAGTCTTATGTTCGATAGTGCTTATATTATCTACAGGGTTATGTGGAACCTCAGTTGCATACACTCCTGTATTGTGTTTCTTGCCACTATCTAATTTTGCAACACGATGTTTAAGTGTAGATAATACAATATCTCTATCAGCGAAGTCTATATCAATATCAGGCATTTATTTTCTCTTTAAGTTTTATATTAAATGAAACACTAATTCTATCGCTATCAGTATCGTTTGATCTTACACCATGATATAACCAACTTGGAAATAAAATTATTTTACCCATTGTAGGCGGATATTCTACATGATCGTATTGTTTTAAAAACAATGATGTCATTGAAGCTATATTAGGATTTAAGAAATAAATGCTTCCGTCATTACTGTTAGTTTTAAAATAGTAGGAACCTGATATATCATAGTAACCGTGACTATGAACTACTGTATGTTCTTTTGGTGCTGTATTAGTGATCCAACATTCAGCAATGTCAACATCAAAATTTGTTTGACTAAAGCATTGAGTGTAAGCTGTTGTATGATTTATAATTTCATTTTTAAGAATTTTTAAATTATATTTGTTAATAATATTTTCTTCAAAGGTTGGATCACTTAAAGAATGGTTTTGTTTACCCCAGTATGAGTTTTTAGATAACTTTAATTTAGAATAACAATCTTCAATCTCTTTTTGTAGATTATCAAAATTGTTAGTTTCATTATAATAAATTGGAGTAGCGAACCAGTTTTCTAATAACATCATTATTCTCTATAAACTACTTTCTTTTGCAACATCTTTAACAAGTTGTACATCATTAGGTAATTTTCTAAAACGCATAGCCCAGTGTTGTGGATTAATCACATGATACACCATTTCTAATTGTTCGTCATTAAATTTTCCTAGCATAGCTTTACCACTAGCACAGTTCAACAATAACCAAGGACTTATTTTTCCGTCTTTGATATTCCATACTGCTTTATTCAAACTAATATAATTAAAATAATGATTCCATGCTGCCGGTTCATTTTCCGCGGCCCATTCCATCATTGTTTTTACACTACGTTCTAATGCTGTTGTTACATCTTCTTTTAGTATAAATTCTAATGCATACTTTTCATACAGTTCATCTCTTGCCCAATGATCTAATTTGACCCCGCTTGTAACAACGTAATCAATATATCGTTCAGGATATAAAGGTTTGACGTTATTAAGAAAACTGCCAAACTTAACAAAAGCATTGTAATAGGGACTAGCACAAAAATCTTCATACGTTTTTTCTTTCTTATTACCTGCACTTAGTTTATAAAATCTACCAAAAGCATAAAAACCCAAACGTACTCTCTTTTCGTCTTTTTGCAAAGCTCTACGTTTCTTCTCACACATGTGCGCCGCAAGAGTTTTTTCTCTTACATAACCGCTTCCGCAGTATTCACATATATATGGTTTCTCAGAGTTTGGCATCGATGTCATGTTCCTTAGCCAATTCTTTGAGTTCTTTTTTTGTAGATATTCTAGCAAGTAAGTCTACCTCGTCTTGTTTCATATTAGGATAAATTTTTTCTAGCAACTTCTGTGCATTATTGTTGCCTTTCTTTTTCTTAAATCCTATCCATTGATGTTTTCTAATTGATGCAGATGCATTATGTGTTGAACATAATAGATGCCATTGCAGTTGCGGATGTCTTGTTCCTAGCTCATTCCAATTCCTGTTATAAATTTGATTAGTCATAACAACAGCAAGTTCTTGTGCTTCTCTTGTCCCTACAACAGAACTTGCATACCTATTAAGTAACCAAAAGTTAACACATTTCTTTTGCTCGTCAGTTAGTTCTTTCCATACAGACTTTGCATTGTTATCAATACAAGCAAGTACTTCTCTTACTGGGAATTCTTGATATGCCATGTCTCTACATCCTCTGGTGAATTTATCTCTACTCCATTATAGTATACAGGATTTATTCCTATTTGCCAAGAGTTTTTTAACCATCTAAGTTGTTCTAGTTGCTCAATTGTTTCTTCTTTTGGTACTACTAGATTGCTATACATTTCTAGTGCATGGCGTTTGTAACCATATATACCTAAATGCCAACTACCGTATCCTGTAATTCCTCTACCAAACCAAAGTGCATGTTCGCTTGCATGTACACATTTTACTGTGTTAGGATCTTCTTGCATACAAAGAGGCATCTTTGTGTATACTGTTGAAACTGTATAATATTGTAATAACTTAGAACAAGTATTAATAATATCTGTAGTTACATCAGGCATGTCTCCTTGCACGTTTATGAAGTGATCATACTTTTGCATATAGTCTAGTTTGATTGCACCAGCACATCTTTCAGTACCGTTTGCATAGTCTGTGTCGTCTATAATAACACTTGTATTTTGAAATACACTAGCAATACGTACATCGTCAGTTAGTACGTATGTAGGTAGATTAGACGCAACACAAGCGTCATACACACGTTTTATCATAGGGATACCATCTAACATAGCTAGTGGCTTGCCGGGCAAGCGTGTGCTATTGTAACGTGCAGGGATTAGTATTGCTGTTTTCATTCATCCCAACCATAACTGTAGGTTACAATGTCTTTTACTACCTGTTCAAAATCTTCTAAGCGTAGCATATTAGGACCATCGCTTGGTGCTACATCAGGGTTAGGATGGACTTCCAAGAAAAAGTTTCTGATCCCAAGAGCAGCCCCACTACGAGCCAACCCAGGCACGTAATCACGATTGCCACCTGAGCTATCACCTTGTCCCCCGGGTTTTTGGGCAGAGTGCGTACAATCAAAAACAATAGGATGTTCATAAGTGTCGAGCATATACATAAGACCAGTATAGTCAACGACAAGAGTGTTGTAACCAAAACTTGTTCCCCTTTCTGTTATCCAGACGTCTTTAGCGCCTTCAGTTTTACTTAGCACACCTTTCATATCCCAGGGTGCCATGAACTGTCCTTTTTTAATATTAACAATTTTATCTGTGGCACAGGCTGCTTTGATTAAGTCAGTCTGTCTACATAAGAATGCAGGAATTTGATAGACGTCAACAGCGTCTTTAAATTCCCTTTCAATACGAGAAACTTGTACATAGTCGTGTACATCAGTAAGTGTCTTTACACCTAGTTCTACTTTTAGTGCAAGGAAGTCAGTTAGTGTCTCTTCCATGCCTATGCCACGCTTGCCCTGCATACTTGAACGATTAGCTTTGTCGTAACTTGCTTTGAATATATATTCTATTCCGTAGTTGTCGCATACACGTTTACACTCGCGAGCAATTTCTAAACTTTGTGGCAATGATTCGTGTTGACACGGGCCTGCTATAATTCTCATTGTTTTCTTCCTCCGTCAAATACGCAAATAAATTTTAATCCAAAGTCTGTATTATTATGTACTTTGTGGAATACGTTGTCTTCAATTAGCACAGTATCGCCGGCTGTAACATCAATTAGTTTATGATCAAGTTCCATCTGACCACTACCACTAACAAACATATACACTTCTTCTTGTCCAGCATGTCTATGTCCTGTTGTACTTTTATGAGCTGACAACATTGTACTGCTTACAACTAGATTTTTTAATATAGTATTATCTTTAACAATATAACGATTGTCATGTTTAACTACGTCACCGCCTATATCCCATTCACTGTATTTCATGTGTGTTCCTTAATTGTATAATAAGTTGTTACTAAAGTATCTAATAATTTTTTTAGTGTTGGATATTCTTCTGACAACTCACAGAGTTCCTGCCACTCGGCATAACTTATTAAGTCTCCTTGAGCCCTAGCAACACCTGCTGGGTCGCCGCCTATAATCCAACGTTTAATTTCCGGCTTGTTTTGATAACGAGCGTAGACGACTCCATCGCTACGCTCGTATATTAGTGTTTCGCCAGGTAGCAATTTACCCTGCTTCTGTGTCATTTGTACGTCCTTTGATGTAACGTAGTAACAATCCATATGCTGGTAGGAAGATAATTAATCCTACTGCAATCTTTAGTACAGCCTGTGAGCCTGCAATTTCTATCCAGTTAGCAGCCATATACTCATCTGCTGAGTTATTAAACGCTACTGCAAAGAATGTATAACTGTCAATTACATTTGCAACTACAGTTGATAGTGCCGGTGCTAACCACCATACACTCATACGTTCTCTAATTGTTTGGAACACATATACGTCAATAAACGTACCTACTGCATATGCTGTTGCTGATGCAAAGCCAATACGTAGTGCTACTGATTCTGGTGCACCTTCTGCTAGTACAACTGCAATACTTGTAATAATTGCAATTGGATATGCCATAGCAATTGTTGCTCGAGCAATGTTCTTACCTAACATTCTAACTGTTAAGTCAGTTGCTAGAATAACAATTGGGAACGTAAACGCCGCCCATGTTAATTTATAACCAGCAACTTCTACTGGTATTGCAACTAGTGCGTTACTTACTGTGATTACTACAACATGCAATAGTGCAAGTTTTAGCATCATTTTCTTATCGATGTTTTTAAACATTTCTTACTTCTTTCCGATTGCGGTGCCGCTTGTTCGACGAACAATGTCGTCATGATTAAATTCAGCCCAGTATAACTCAAAGGCGACACCATCTTCTAAACCTTCAAACTGGTGAATCTTGCCTGGCTTCACTTGCGTAAAGTCTCCAGCTTCAAGAATAGTTTCATCAACTAGTCCTTGATCATCTTGCCAAACTCGAACAATCATCTTGCCCGATTCAACAAAGAATCCGTTCCACTTAAACTGATGCTCATGTTCTGAGCATTTGTATCCTGCTTTATATTCAATGCGATGAAACTCTAGTACGCCGTTAGCGTGTATGAGCTCTGTTCCGCCCCATATTTTACCTGCTTTAATTCCCATGTTAAATCCTTCCTTTTATAACAAGTTTGTATAATCTATCACTTCACTTTGTCGACTTATATCTTTGATGAAATAAGCACAAACTGATTTTGGTTTGTTTGTAAGTGGCACACCAAGTAGCTGTCCATTTTTAACTTTTGGAAAATACCATTTAACATCAGAATAAAAATTTGTTATCTTAATAGTGCCAAAATCAAATTTATAACTTGTAAGAGGATTAAACAAGAATGCTTCAAAGCCTCTATCGTTAATTGATGTTAAAGGTAATACTTCTAAGTCATTACCGCTTGTACTATCGCCTACTGCAATATGCCAATCAACTGGCATAGTAATCTCGTGTCCGTTTATCTCTAATACCATTGCCGGAGCACTAAATGATTCTAAAAAAATCATTGGCACAAAGAAGAAATCAGGATTCTTAGGATCTGAATTATCTAGTACAGCAAAACGAACTTCTTCTTCAAGCTCGTCTGGTATTTGTTTTAAGGGAAATGTTTCATTTTCCAGTGTTAGTATTTGCATATTAGTTTCCTGTTTTATTATAATAACTAGCCCAGCCAGTTAGTATATATTTTGTTTCTGTGTTAGATACACATCCTCGATGTGTATGAGTCCAGTCTGTTGGCCAAACTATAGTAAGTCCTTTTTCTGGTTTAACTTTTGTATTTTGATAAAAAAATTCTGTTTCTCCACCATCAGTAATGTCATTTAAATAAGTCATAAAAACTAAATGCCGATTAGATTGTTTACCGTTAGCTTCGCCTCGTTCAGTATGCCATTTATAAAATCCTTCAGAAGGAAGATAACGTTGAAGGTTAACTGCTTCAACTATTCCCCAAGGCGAATACTCATCAACGTATTGAAATATCTTAACATATTCATTAAAGACTTTCTGTAGTTCGGCAGCATATAGATTAAATAAGTCAGGGTCTTCTAACACAACATCTACACTTTTTTTCTGTTTTTCGTCAACGCCCCAGCTAACCTTGCCAGGCTTCTGCTTGTTTGATGATTCAAAATAATCAATAAGTGTGTCACATACATTAGTGTCTATGTACCAACCTTTAATGAAGCCATTGGCCTCGTGTGTTTGTTCATGCTCTATCAAACTCAATTTAATTCCAATCTACTTTTTCTATAGTGAACGGATATTCTGCTTCCTTATAGAATTTTTTTCTTTGCGTTAAGTGTCTCTTTGCAAATTTACACGATGATGTAATATCCCAAATTTGTACAAAGTCTTTATCTTTTGCTTTTCTTACGCCTCGGCCAATTGATTGAATTACCCGGACAAAACTTTTGCCAGGCTCAATAAGAACAAGATTAAAAATACGCGGTATATTAATACCGACAGCCGCGACACCGTATGTGGCGATAACGACATGATTCGTTCCTTGATTGATTTCATCATATGCTTCCTTGCGATCTTTTAATTTAACATCGCCTTTTACAAACACACTACCTGGTATTAGTTCTTGAAGTATTTCTCCAGCACTAATTCTGTCTACAAGTATAAGTGTGTTTCCTGATTCTTTTACTGTGCTTAATAATTTGCCTATATATTCTAGTCTTGCCTGATTTGTTGTTAGATATTTTAATTCTTCTTGATAGTTACTGTGTGCTACTACATCTAATAGTTGAACTACATTAACATGACATTGTGATAGTACACCTTTGTCTTGTAGTTCTTTAGCACTAATTTGTCCAATCACAGGACCTAGACTAGCATGAATACTTTCAAACTCAAACTTCTCTCTTGGTATTGTTCCTGTTAGTCCCCAACGTATTGGAGCGTTCTTTAAATTGCGTGTAAGCAAATTCTTTAGTACTTCTGCTTTAGCCTGGTGTACTTCGTCGACAATAATAGTGCTTACACCATCTAAGAACTCAGCTAATGATAATACTGCTGTTCCGTCCTTGTGCTTCTTGTCGAGTATATTCAAACTCTGCCAAGTGCAAATAGTGTGAGTCTTACCTAACTCTTTTCTGTCGCCGAAGTACACCCCAGCATCGAGACCGCAGTTAATATAGTCTTCCTCCGTTTGTGTAACAAGACTCTTGTTAGGCACAATAATAAGACTACGTCCATACGGCTCAGTTATATGTGAAAGTGTTGCTGTGGTAATTGTTTTGCCTGCACCAGTAGCAATCTGTTGCAAGCTCTGTGGATGTTTTAAAAAGTTATTGATTGACTCTACTTGATAGTCACGTAGAATAATCTCTTCACCTTCTGCTGGATGACCCTTTGGCCAACGTACATTTTGATCAGCCCAATAACGTTCTGTTACTGGCTGAAAGTCAAATTGTATAGGATGTCTGTTGTCTTGAATGTCTACTATTTGTACATTATTTTTTTGTAACACTTCACTAACAGTATCAAGATGATTGACATAGCCAGTGCCACCAATACCAAAGAAAGCAACTTTTCCATCCCAGCGACCAAGTTTATATTGTGGCATGTACTTTGCGTAAGGCACTTCAAACTTGAGAGCATTCGCGAGCTTCCTTCGTACATCAACTTCTAGTCCTTCTAGCTTAATGTTTACTTCATCTTCAATTATTAGTTTGCAAGTTGCCATTAAAGTTTCTCTATAGTTTTTCTCTTCCACTGACTAATGTCTTCTTCATAGTGTATTACTAAATCTAATCCTGTCAAATAAGAATCAAATTTTGTCTTTACACTAGGAGAACTACTAGTAGTAACAGCGGCGTTTGGTAACCAGCCACTACTTAACATAGGCTTTGGTATTTTATTATTACTAATATACACTATTTTTGTATTGTTGTCAACCACATTATTAAGATTATTAGACTTAATATACTGATTAAATTCAATACCTTCGCTGTCGTTATTATCTAATCTAAACATTACACTGCAACTCTCGTTCATTATTATACCGTTAAACGCTTTGTGAAATCTTAATAATTCATTATAACAATTTTTTTCATCTAGTATAATTAGGAGCGGAAGTCGATACAATTCTAGTACAACTTCTGCTATATTTTCTACTGTATATTGCTTTGAATTAAGAAATACTTGAGGCATATTTCTATTAACAATCTTTGTTGCAAGGGGGGTTAGATTTTTTAAACTTTGTGATAAGTCTTCTTCATCAAAATGATATAAACCAAATTTATCTTTTTGATCATAATAATGACAAAGGTTGTCTATATTAGGTTGTCCAATACTACTGACTGCATAGTTAAAACTCTTCTTGTGCAAATTTTTTAATTTTAATCCGTATATGCCCGGTAAATGATTTTCTTTATTATTTTTCATACTCGTTAACTTTTTATAATATTCCTTTATTTGATCTTCTACTTCAAAATTATTGTTTTCATTAAATACCGAAAGTATATGATATACTGATGATTCAGTAAATGGAAAATAATGAATTTTATTTTCTTTATCGTAAATGCCGTCGCCTAGTGTACGCTTCATTGCTTCTATACAATTTATAAGTTTCTTTTGAAATATAAAACGCACAGCAATCCAAGGGCCTTCAGTTTGCTGTCTTTCTAAAATGTAATCAGGACTACTAACAATCTTGACCCATCTACTTCTATCTACTTGCCGTAATGGCATTCTTAAATTTTTAATAGCAATATCAACATTATATCCGTTGTCTTGAAATTGTTTTTTGTAGTATAGTATTTTTTGTCTAGCTAGTTCGCACTGTCGATCAGTGTAAGCTATACCTCTGAAAGTTTGTCTAGCCAAACTTGTTACTAGGTTAAAGTCTTGACGATCTATATCAAATGTGCCGTCATGTTGTTGTATACCAACAAGTATTTCTATGCAATCTTCTACTGTTTTCATACATACAGTATAGCTTAGAATAACTTAGAAGTCAAGTGTTTAAGTGGGATGCCTTGTGATATTTCTTCTATAGTATGTTCGGTATGTGCATAGTTGTTGAGCCAAGATTGCCTTGCACCCATATGCGGTTGTTCTATATCTTGTAAGCAATTAATATCGTTACCAACGTCATACGCTAACGAGCTGGTACCTACAAACGCTGGAACGCCGTTTATGATACTATGTATGCCCGGGTTACTATTATAACTTATAGTGGCCCATACATTGTTAAAACCCATATCATAATCGTCATAGGTGCCTGGCAGTTGTCTAGGTTGTTGTCTATAAACATTTTTTAATCCTCTTTCTATTTCTGGTAAATTACATCGCGGATGAGCGCGAAATAGTATAGGTCGACTAGTGTGCTTACGTATTTTATCATAGGTACTTAAGAACCAGTTACTCATACTAGGCATATCTTGCCATTGTAAACTTTTGTCGTGCTGACCGCATATAAGAATATATTCTCCGTCGGTGCGCCACGGTTTTATCGCCAGGGCCAAAGACTCACTACGAAGAGAATTATTATTCCCCATATGAAAATATCCATCACGATTGATACCATTTAACCCTACCTTCCATGTTGTTCCTCTTTTTATTCCGCCTACTTCTAATACTATAACAGGTTTATTTAACATGCGATTCTGTTCCCAGATAGTCTTGTTCTTAGCCATTCTTCCGTGCCATAATACGCTCCAGATAACAGCAACGTCATAATTATCGTAGTGTCCGCCAACTCTATATGGCTCGTTATATATTACAGTATGTCCGGCGTCGAGCAGACTTTTTGCAAATGCTTCAAATACTGGTTTGCTGTTTAGTGCGCCATAATCAGTGTATAGACAAAAAATCATTGGTTAAATACTCCATATACATATTTAACAAAAGGAACACTATGACATCAATAACAGTGGTTACAACTTTTCATAAACCGGGATTAGACACATACGGTCAACGATTCTTAGATAGTTTTGCAGAACGAGTTAGTAAAAAAATAAAGCTATTAGTATATGCAGAAGACTGCAATCCAGTTAATCCTGATCCGGAACAAATAACAGTTCTTGATGCTAAAGAAGTATTACCTAAATTAAATGCATTTAAAGAACGTTGGAAAGACGATCCAAAAGCAAACGGCATACCTCCAGACAGTATTAAATTACGTAGACCCCGTGATTGGCAAAAGAAGTTTAAATGGGATGCCATACGCTTTGCTAATAAAACATATGCAGTGTATGATGCTTGTGAGCGTTCTAAGGACTGGTGTGTATGGATGGATGCCGATACATTTATTCATAGTGATTGGAGCCATAAAGAATTTCAACGTCTACTTCCTCAAAACGCTTGGATTACATATGTTGGTCGAGGCAAAGGCTCACAGACTTGGCCAGAGTGTGGCTTCTATGGTATGAATTTAAATCATCCTGTATGTCACGAGTTTCTTAAAGAATTTGAACGTGTTTACGAAGAAGCCGAGAACGGTATATTTTTGTTAGAAGAATGGCATGATAGTTATGTGTTTGGAAATATACTTAATCGTATGAAGCAAGACTTTCCAACTGTTTTAGATTATAGTGCCGAAATGTATTTGCGTGAAGCTCGTACAGGCGGAGGTGGCCATCCTTTAATTAATAGCGTATTAGGCAAATGGATGGATCATATGAAGGGCGTCCGTAAAGAAGAAGGGCGTAGTCGTTCTTCTGATATTATGGTTAATAGAACTGAGGATTACTGGAAGTAATTACTGTTTTACAAAATTCCAAGGCAGTCCATCTTTCATTTCTTGTACTGTAAATTGACAGTATGACAAGTGTGTTAAAAATGAATACATTTTAGATTCAGTTGGAATTTTTGGAGTTTCTATATTTTTTAGATCTGTCTCACAAATAGATTGTGCAGCATTTGGACCTAGTGTTATAGCAGGTTTTCCAATCATCAGTGCTTCTGTTGCAGCAATACTATTGTAAGTTACCAAACAATGTATATCATCTTCTAATGCATGTTTTATACTTTTAACAGTTTGTCGATCAGTTCTACTAGGTTTTAATCTAACTTCGATAGGTCGATCAGTGTATTGTTTTATTTGTTTAATAATGTTCTCTGTCCACAATTTCGGACTAGGCTGATTAAAAAAATTCATAACCTTTATGCTAGGAGGACAAATTAATATTTTACTTCCTGGTGTAAATGATTTATACACATTTTTTTCCCAATTCCAAACTTGTGAAGATAATCTTATTGCGTCACGTTGTTTAAATTTACTTGTATTTTGTAATTCATTATATGTAATACGGTGCCATTTTTTAGTTTTTTGATTGCCAAAATATCCAGAGTCGATATAATAAAATGGTAAATTGTTATCTTTAGCATGATAAATCCATTGCTTTGATGATGCTGACATTCCTCTTACTATCAACGGTAACGATCGTGAGGCTGCTTCTGAAGCAGGTAATAATCGTTTATTAATACCCATTGCAAATGCTTCTAACGCAAAATCACATCGAAAAGTACGAGTAAACTTTGACGAGTTCATATCAATAGCAGCACACTTAGCAGCCATTATACATAATCTCTCATATGTTTCCAAGCAGTACCATTTGACAACTCGTCAAAGTTCCAGTGGAACATACTAATACGCTCTAACCATTTTTGACGATCAAATTGTTGCGGAGTTTCAATCATACTAAAATCAGTATGTGCAACTTCTGCACATTGGCTTCTTTCGGGATCTGTAATAAACCCGGGATACCCTTGTATCAAAGGCCCAACAATACTACTACTGTTATGATTTACTACAGCCCATGCTTTGTTTAAATCTTGTTCTAATGGAGTTCCGAATGGAGATATTTTTATTTTAGGATTTGATTTATACTTGTGCAAAAGCAACGGAAGATAGTCAACTATTGCTTTTTTATCTCCCGGGTGTAGTCTAATAACAATAGTCCTGTCAGAGTATTTTGTAATTTTAGATATTACAGATTCAAGCCAATGTACAACTGATAGTTTTCCCATGCTCCATCCTTTATTGCGTTGTAAACATATTACAATATTTTTACCCTTTAATGGTCTTTCTTGTATTTGTATCTGTAAATCCTTTGATAGTTGTTGCCATCGTTTTGGATCAAGATTATTATCAAAGTAATTACCAGTATTTGGGAAGATACCATCAAAACTATATCTTAAATAATGATGTGGATGATTAGTTTTATTTGCATATAGAAATAAGTTTGCATCTGCTGTACACACTCGTTTATTTTCTGTGCGTTGCATTACATGCTGCCGCAATTGTAAGTGAGGTGCATTTTTACCAACTTCGTGTTGCCAGCCTTGAATCATTCCAACGTCACACTTTTGCAAATCGTATCCTTTGTGTACGATTCCAGTGTCCCCAGCAGCATTTACACCTTGAATAAATTTAGTAAGTATGTCAAATTTTTCTTGGCTTTTGTTTTTATTAGGAACTACATTATAGTAACTAACTACTTTCATTAACAGTATCCCAAGCAAACCCATTCATTAATTCACCTCTTGAAAATTGACAATAACTAAGGTGTGACATTAAAGCAGTCATTTCATCTTTGTCTGGAGTATGCAAATTTTCTACTTCTTCTAATTTAGTATTACACACTATTGATGCACAGTTAGGTCCAAGTGCAATAGCAGGCCTTCCGGCATTTAATGCTTCTAGTGCGGCAATGCTATTATAGGTTACTAAGCAGTGTACATCATTTGCTAATGCAGCTTCAATTGAATCATTAGACAATCTTTGTGTTCTGTTAGGTTTTAATCTAATTTCAACAGGGCGATCAGTAATATCTTTTAATTGTTCTACTATTTGTTTAGTCCACTCTTCTGGACTAGGTTGATTAAAAAATTTCATAACTTTATCACTAGGAGGACAAATTAATATTTTACTTCCCTTTTTAAATTTTCTATATTTCCAGCCTAATAGTCTATCTGTAGGACGTTCAATAATTGGGCCATAGTCTTGTAAGTTATTTTTTGTAACTCTATGCCAACCTTTAGACTTACTTTTTGAATTGCCAAAATATCCAGTGTCAATCGCATAAAAATCTCTTCCTGTTTCCCAACAGTGTTTGACTGCTTCCCTACTAGATTTTCCAACTCCGCGAATAATTAAAGGAGTATCTGTATTTTTTTCTTTATCCCAATTACTCAATTTGCCGCCGCTGCCTATACTTAACGCTTCTAGATATTCGTCGTATACATAAGATTTATTATCGTAATTTAAATCGTCATTAAATATTGCTGCTACCTTTGCAGTCTTTCCTTGTTGAAATTTATTCTGTATAATTTTCATAGCATTTTCCTCAGTGTGTCCGTAGTAAGTTCCGTCAGGATCAATCGTTGCGTATGTAAACGCTTCTATTGATTCTAACAAACTTTGCGGCAATGTTAAATTATTAATAAGTTTTGGCGATCTTTTTTCAGCTAAATGCTTTGCTAAGATATTATAGTATTCATTCTTCAAGTGTTTGCGTTCGTTCTTATAATATTCGTTTGCATATTCACAATTGTAGTATGCGTCAAACCATGGTCCGCCTTCTGTATAATGTAAAAACTTTGGCCTACCATCTTCTGGTTCTTTGTACCAACCTACTAACCAGTTCCATTCGTGACTTACTTCTCCAACTTCACTATCGTCTAGCCAACTAAATCTATGTAAAAATGCGCCCGTAATATCTTCATTATTAACTAGATCTTTAGTTAATTGTTTATTTGATTCATGCCCACAATTAATTAACATCATACTAGACCAATTTTTACGTGGATAGACGGTCTGTTTTTGTCCGTCCATTTTTATACCCCGTTTAGGAGTATAATCGTGTTGGGCGCACATTACTGCATATTTGTCATCTCTTTGATCAAATAAATTTTTAACATCTTCGAGAGCAATAAAATCACAGTCAATGAATAACGCCCATCCGTCAAACTCTTGAAGTTCAGGAACAAGAAATCTAGTAAATGTAAATTCTGTACTTGCAAGTTTATCTTTGTCTCTCCAGTACAACTCGTCTTTCCTAAGTTGTTTCTGTTTTAACGGAATAATTTCTACAGGAACACTTGCAGTATCAATAATACTTTGTTTGCAGGCTTGATAAGCAATATCCTCTCTGCTGTCCCATCCTACATAAATTTTTAATTTATCTTCTTTCAATATCTTGCTCCACGCATTGTTCACCCCATTGTACTTCTAGTATATGAGTATTTTCGGTACCTGGGTTACTTGCTCGGTGCCATACTTGTTTACCAATTTCAAATGGTCTACTATGTTGTTCTAATATTATACAGCTTTGTATATTATTCCATTCGGTATCCATTTTTACTGTACCCTCAAGTACAGTCCATTGCTCTGATCGTAAGAAATGTTTTTGATCGCTTAGGCTTTTGCCTGGATAAATTACAAGTTCTTTTACTTTATAACCTTTTTCAGGTTTATGATCTAACACACGCCAGTAGCCCCAATCACGTTCAGTCTTTTGTGTTTTCCATTCGTCGAGTATCCAACTACTGCTATTAGCTTTGTTGTTACCGCCTACTCCGAATGCAAATTCAACTTGCGGATGATCTCCATATGTTGTATATTCGGGTGTTGTAGTATTAGTTCTATCACCGCCGTTTGCAAAAATAACTTTACCTGTGTTAGTTGACATGGTATAAAATATTGCATGGCAAGCACTATCATCGCTATCGTCAAATGCAATAACTTTATCTACACAAGATAGTTCTTTAATAATAGACATGCGCTCGCTAAAAGGCATAAATGGTCTACCTTTTTTACGTGTTAACCATTCATCTGAGTTAACACCAACAACCAAACAATCGCCTAATTGTTTAGCTGATTTAAAGTACTCTATGTGTCCGGAGTGTAGCGGGTCAAAGCCGCCGGTGACTAAAACTGTATCCATACTGGTATTTATTAAGTACTAGTATTATGATTTCTTAGAATGGTTTATTAAATGATCCCAAGGTAGGCCTTGAGATATTTCGTCTTCTCGCCATTGGCAATAACCTAAGTTGTATAGCCATTGTTCTCTAGCAAATAAGATAGGATTTTCAATATTTTTTAGATCTTTATTACTACATTGCCAGGCCATTGAACTAGCACACATGCTAAAAGTAGGAATACCTTCGCATATACTTTCAGTTAGTGCATTTGAATTAAATCCTACTACAGCATATGCATCTTTAAAGTCTTGGTACAATCCATCTCCACCTTCAAGTGCTCCTTGACCACTACGGCTCCCAAGAGTATTTGTACTAAGATCAATATCAAAATCTTTTAATGCTTCTAATTGTCGATCTTGACGTAAAGGATGCATACGTACACGTATAGGTCGATTAGTATATTTTTTAATTTCATTTAATGTAAACTCAACAAAGTTTTTATACGACCCGTGCTGTACTAATAAGTTTTTTAAACTGCTATCTCCTGGTCGTTGCAAAATTAAAAGTATATATTTGCCTTTTGTACGCCAAGGTTTAATTTGTATATTTTGATCTCGTTGTATACGATGCCATCTGTCAGGTGGAGAGTTTTCATTACAATAGTCTCCTTCGTTTTGGAAATAACTAGTCCAACTATATCTATGATATGCTCCAGGTACGCCGCTTACTTTTGCATTGCGTCGAAATACCGGAGCTTCAGCAACTATAAAAGGTTTACCGCTGTCTATAATGTATTGATAATATTTTTGTAATTTTTTACGTTTTTGGCCGATTATGTTGTGTTGCAAGAACACCTCGGCTTTTTCAAGTTCAGCCTTGTCGTTCCAGGATACTAGCTTAAAGTTAGGAAACTTGGGTATAGGATGGTTCCTATACATTTCCTCAATAGCTACTACTAAACTATCTTTGTTCATTTCTAAATAAAAGACCTGTTTTTTTAACAAATTGATGTTTCTTCTTTTTGCCCATTGTCGATGCTTGTCGCATTTGATTAGTTAAACTTTCATCGTATGTAAAATTATATTTGGACATTGTCTCTATCCAATATTCCTGAGTGTTTTCATTTACATGATGATAGCCACCATGTCCAATTGGAGCATATGTCATTATTAAAAACTTACATTTTTGCATTGCTTGAACATAATTTGGAATATACTTTTCGTATACGTGTTCTACAAATTCACAACTCCAAGCAAGATCATAATTCTTATCTATCGGGCTGTTACCTTTTGAAAAATCGTGTATTGTAAAATTATTTTCATTATATCGTTTTAATGTGTAATCGCCGTCAATGCCGTGGGAATCAAGACCATACCATTCAGCAAGTTCAACCATACCTCCTGGGCCGCAGCCAACGTCTAACATAGATTCAATTTTTAAAGTAGATATTGCCCAACGAAGAGCACCTTCGTCTAAATGTGTTACACCGTTGTGTCCGCCTAAATGTTCTTCTAATGTCATGCTGTACCTTGATTCTTATATCTATTATAGTTAACTAAAAATTTTTCTTTAACTTTTTGATTACCTTTTAATGTTAAAAACACACTATTTGCTTTATTCTTTCCTATTGACATCCACTGATTGCCAACTGACTGAAAATTAAATTCGTTTGCAAATGTATTTAACACTATTTGATCTCTGCCCCATTGCCAATTATCAAACGCAATTGATGTTAATTCTTTATTTAATTCTTGCCTAAATCCATTTTGATTAAACACTACAAGTCCAGCAAGCCATCTATCTTCTTTATGATGTTTTAAAACATATTGCTTTTGAAAAAGATTTTCAATTTCAGTAGGTTCGATTATTGAGCGTGTACAAATACTATCTGCATCAAGGGTAACTACGTTTTCATTATTAGAAAATTTCTCAGATGCTACTAAAAATCTTACCGCTTGTAGATATGCTATTTTAGTATCGGAGTTTAAAAATTCTCTTTTTTCAGTAGTTATACTAACATTATCTAAGGAATTTTCAACTGTTGGATTTACAATATGACAGTGTAAGTTAATCCACGGATTATGAAAATGAATGCTTTTTAGTAAAGGTACTGCCCAGTCGTCGTAATATTTTTGGTCACATCCTAATAAAACATTATAACGAGGCATCTTCCATACCCGCTACTCTTAGCTTAACAACATTTGTTATTTGCCATTGTTTCTGATCAAGAGCTTTAAGTACACCTAACCACTTGTTACGCATTAGCGCAAACTCGTTAATAATCTTTTCGTAGTCAACAACGTCTGCCTCGCCGTCAACGTATTTTTCTACGTCACGACTAGACAGAGCTCGTTGATAGTTTTCTAAGTATTTTTTAAAGTATGAACTACGCAACCTGCGTAGCTCAATATTTAGATAGTGTAAGATTGCTTCAATTTCTTGAAGTTGGTTAAAGCGATGTTCGACAATGCCTGGCATACTTGCAGCCGCACGTTCGACATTACCAACTAGCTTACATTCATTACGAGCGTCTCCTAGTTCATTTTCAAAATGTGCAACTGCTTGCGGTATCTTACCTACATCACGACTTACTTCGCTATACCAACCCATAAATTAATCCCAATCTTCTTCTTCATCCACTGCGTCAGTTTCGTCAATGTCTAGATAATAATGAATAGCATCATCTAGTGCATTATCACTGCCTAGTGCAGATTGTAGTGTATCATCTCCTGTGCCCATATCGGCTAACAAGTCTACAAAGCGTTCAGCTGCCATTTCAATATGTTTTTTATCAAGATATTCTTTAAACATATTCCATACATCTACGATCTGTTCTTCTTCCATAACTTACTCCTCGGCTGTCTGTAGTTCGTCAATGTCAACATCATCAGTAACATCATCATCGGTATTTACCACTTGTGATTCTTTTACTAGATAATCTGCCATAACTTTGTCGAGGTTCTCTCCAATCCACTTTTTACGATAATCAAGAATTTCTTCACCATCAAGTGTAGTGTAAGCAAGTCTATTGCCTTGCTTTTTAATAATGTCTTTTGCTTCAAACAATTCAAGCAAACCACTGTAAGGATTCATTCCTGTTGAGTAAGGAATCTTTACTTGTACACCTTCAAACGGTTTTGCATAACGAGTCTTCATAACCTTACAGCCAGCACGGATACCCATAACTTGACTGATCTTGTTACCATCTTCGTCTTCTTTCAGCTTCATCTTTTTCATTGCAACAACAATACTTGATGCATAGATAAAGCCTGAACCGCCACTAATCTTATCATCTGGATCAAACATATCTTGCGATGCATAAGTGTGATTAGTACATACTAAACCTACGTTAAGAGAACCAATCATGTTAACTGTGTTACGAACAAGTGATGTTAATTGCTTGGGCTTACGACCCATATCACCTTTCATATCACCTTTGTTAAACTGATCAATATCAGTAGGTGTTAGTAACATACCTAAACTATCAACTACAAACAATACTTTAGGACGATCTTCTTCATCCATTGTTTTATAATCTGTGATAAATGTTGACAGTGTTTTAGCAACATCGTCAATCATTGACATATTAAGTTTAAGTAGTTTTTCTTCTGATGTATCAACATCAAGTGCATGTAACCAGCTTTCATCAAGTGCATTCTCTGAGTCAATTAGTACTACAAAGATACCTTGATCTTGTGCTGCCTTTACAATGTTTCCTGAACAGATATAAGATTTACCTGCGCCTGATTCACCAGCAAACACAGTTACCTTACCAAGCGGAACACCTTTGTGAAAGTCGCCACTAATAAGATAGTTTAGTGCAAAGTTACCTGTGCTGATCCAGTCTTTAGGATCGTTGAATCCACTACTCATGCCTGAGATGGATTTTGTTAGGTCCTTACGGAACCTTGTGGGGTCGAATGATTTATTCGCCATATTATTCTCCTATCTAAAAAGTGCGTCTACTAGCGTTTGGAACGTTGACAGGTAAACCTTGAATCTCTGTTACCGATTTTGCTAGTAGACGCAATGCTATTGTACTACGACTGGCGTGCTCTGATCATTGCTAGAATGTCTTCTGCTTTACCTGCTTCTGCTGGTGCTGCCGCTGGTGCTGCCTCTGTTACTGGTGCTGCCTCTGCTACTGGAGCAGGTGCTGCCGCTGGTGCTGGAGTTGACGCTTTTGGTGTCGCTACCGGATCACCTGTACGTTGTGCCATTCCTGCTGGACGGAAATATTGTCCCCAACGATCCATATCAAACGCTTCACCATCTACTGATGCTTCAAACATTTCTTGCATGACTTTCTGTTCTACATCGCCTGGCTTTTTAGGTAGGAAGTCTCCTAGATTAAATAACCCATTAGCGTTAACTGCGTTCATTTGTGCATCATCTAACGGACGCTCTCTACGTGCCCAATTACTTGTGCTGTAGTCTGCATATCCACCTTTTGATGTTTTGTTTAGACGGAAGTCTACACCTGCTGTATAATCAGTTGGTAATTCTTCCATATCAGGATCCATAAGAGCCGCTTTAATAATATTAAAGATTTGTGGACCAATAATAAATCTACGGATTGGATTCTCTGGAGTTGTGTCTTCAGACAACGGATTGTCTGTTACAAAGCCTTGGAAAATATACGAACGCTTTTTCCAATACTTACGACCCATGTCTTCTAGACTTGGATCTTTAAACCAACCACGTACTTCGTTGAGAATGTTACATGTCTCGCCATACATTTCCATACATGGAATTTGTACTTGTACTGGACGTGAGTCAGTTTGTCCTTTAACTCCAGCAAACGGTAATTTAATTACCAAACGCTCTTGCCAAAAGAAAGTGTTATCAGCGTTGCCATCAGGAAGGAAACGTAGAGTTGCGCTCTCGCCTTCTTTAATATTCCAAAATGGGTAAATGCTGTTGTCGCCACCGCCTGAACTGCGGTTGTTGTTACCTGCTTCTTGCTCTTTGAGCTTCGCTCGGATTTCTGCTAATGATGCCATAATTAATGCCTCCTATATATGCCTTTATGGTTGTAGCTACGTTGCTACGTGTTATCAAGTGCCTATTTGTTTGTAGCACAGTTATTATTATATGCTATTCTACAAACAATGTCAAGTCTTTTTTAAAGAAAAACTTAAAACTTATTGGATTTATTATCCAATTCTATTTATCTTAAGCCTGCTAGTTCTCTCATTCTTTCGAATTCTGGAGTTTGTGCTGGTTCTCGATATGTTTCTGTTACTTCGTATACTTTGGTAATAAACGCTTTTGCAGGTTCAATAAACTGCTCGCCGTAATCTTTTTCTACCATAGTAAGTATTGCTGTTTCGCCTTTTGGAAATTCGCCTGTTTCTTTATCGTAATAAGAAAGTATAAACTCTCCTAATGGGGTCTTTTGGTCTTTTTCAAGCGTAATTTCGTCACCGTCTGGACCGTCTACTTTGTCGCCTTTTTTCTTGCCATTCATTTTGGCTTTCTTTACAGCGTGTGCGTATGCATTGCCTTCTGCTGCGTTATCAGCTGCAACATCAGCTGCAAAATCAGCAGGAGAGTCAAACTCTGTCATATCAGCTAACTCTTCAACAACACCTTCAATTGCTTCATCTCTATCATCGTCTGGATGCTTGCCGTGTTCTGCACACCATTCGTTAATATCTTGATCAAGTTCTTCTTCGCTAATATGCATATAAGCTGCTAGAGCTTTTTCGCCACCTTTTTCGTATGCATCCATCATTTCTTCTACAGCTAAATCTCGGTCACTTGGCTCTGACTGCGGGTCAAAACTTTCATCTGCAACTTGTACTGATACCATATCGTCGCCGTTGTTAAGTCCGCCTTTTTTAACTTTTACATTGTCTTTGCCGTACTTTGCTACAGCTTCTTCTGGTGACATACTAGTTTGCTTCCACTTCATTTCACCTTCAGCAAACTGACCCATCATTTCTTCAAATGCTGATTCAATTTCAATCTCTTCTGGAATCTTTTCACAATCATTTACACGCTTGCCTTTATTTTTACCTGTGCCGGGTTTAGTACCGACTTTTCTGTGTCCTGGCCAGCATTTGTCTGGTCCTGCAACTTCGTCTAATTCGTCTGGTCCTACTTCGTCAGCTTTACTTGCTTCACTAACTAACTTATAAATGTACGGGAATACATCTGACAATTCTTCGTTAAACTGTCTAATAGTTAATTGATCAATCCAATTTTCAGCAACGTCAGTTGGGACATCTTCCATTACTGCTGGAGCAAATGCTTCAAATGTTTCTTTGTAATATGATGGGCGTTGTAGTGACTCTAGTGTTTTCTTAACTGTGGCGATACGTTCTTTAACTACGTCTACATACTCTGCTAGGCTTTCTGCCATTACTGCTGAACGACCCATGTAAGTTTTAAACTTACGTAGTTTGTTCATTTCTTCTGACATACTTACAATATGCTTACCAAAATCATCATAAGCGTTTCCGCCTTCTGCAACATGACGTGCCATTGCTCTTGCACCAGTTACGTGCTTGTATGGATATTTAAATCTTTCACCTTCAGAACTTTCAATATATAAAGTTCCAACTTTCTTTGATCTTCCACCTGCTGCTTCTTGGTCAATGCCCTCAGTGTGTTTAATCATTAAACGTGCTCCATCAAAGTCTTGATAACTCACTCTTGATGTGCCATACATTTTAGATTCGTTCATGTTTTCGTCCCCGCCACGGTTATTTGCTAAAAATTTGTAGTCTCTAGTATTTAAATTTGATTTAGTTATATCTCTTGTATCAAACGCTAATGTTCGCTTTCTTGCAAACATTCTTAATTCTTTTAAAAAATCATACCAGCTGCTTCTTGTTAATTCAGTTTCGTTAGCAACTAAATCTTCTCCGTAAACAACTGCTACGTTTTTATCATCTAAACTTACACTCACTTTTCCTACTGGACGTCCTTCGTTTACAAAGTTAAAGTCAAAGTAACGAGCTAGTTTTGGCTCATTAGTTACATTGCCTTCGGCGTCCCCAATAGTGACACTCGGAAAGCGTCCTCTTATTTTATTGAATAGTTCGTCTGCTATAAAGTCTAAATTCTGCATATTGTATTTATCATATGTTGCTGCTAATGAAGATAGGCATTGGCGGTTCATAATTATCATCATGTTCTGCCTGATTAAAGGTATTATACACTCTGGGATCCCAATCTTTTAGAACTGCCATCATTCGAATAGCAAGTAATGTTGATGCAATTAAATCATCATGTGTGCCTGACTTTGCTTGGAAACTACTACCTGTAGCAATGAAGTTTTTAAGCTCGCCTATTAATGGTTTACTATGTATTTTCATTTTGTCATTTTCAACCATTGTTTTTAATCGACTACATGCTGTAATCTTTGTACCATGTGTAGTATTAAAGCCTTTGCGGAACTTTCTAACGTGACCTTTTCTCATCGGTTCACTTACGAACAAACCCGGAATGTTCTCTTCCCCAAAATCGTTTATAACGATCAGTGCCGCTTCTCCTATGCCATTGTTTTCTACACTCCAATATACATTATTATCACCTGCAGAATCTGCAATATACTTACATATATCACTTAGTATTCTTATCTGGCCAGGAATAGCAGTTTGATTGTGCTGCCATTCGGCTACTTGTTCATAACTTGGTAGTTCATACACTTGTATAGCAGCAAAGTCGCCGCCTGTTCCCATACTAGGGTCAAGTGCAATAGCATATGTATATTGATTAGTTGGTTTTTTATACCAGCGTGTTTGTCCCATATTCAATATAGGACTGCCGCCTTCCAAAGCAGCAAGTTTTATCGAATTAATTAATGTTTCATCAAATACTAAGAATTCACAACCGTATTCACGTCTAAACTTTTCTTCGCCAATACGTCCAATTTCTTCTTCTTTCCACGTATCGTCTCTGTCAGGATGTTCGTCCCATTGTGCAACAAAACTATGAAATCCGTTTATACCTAGCTCTTGTTCATTTCCATGTGAATCAAACTTTTGCTCTGCTTGTTTCCAAATAGTAGCAAATGTATCTTCATCTGAGTTAGGTGTGCTAGTAATAATAGCACGACCACCTGTTGCTAGTGTAGGTGATATAGAAGTCCAAAACTCTTCAGCAATGTTAGGTTGCACAAATGCAAACTCGTCACAGTATAGTAATGATATACTCATACCACGTCCTGTATTGCCTGTTGTAGTTTGTGCTACAATACGCGATCCGTTTTCAAATTCAATCGAACCTTTATTGTAACTTGTAACCCCTGCTCTAATGTGATCTGGGCATGTTTCGTAGACATAACGTATGCGTGACATAATTTCTTGTGCACCTGTATATTTGTGAGCTGCTACAAGTACAGTTTGATCAGGATTGAACATTGCATACCATGCTAGATAGATACTAGCACATGTAGTTTTACCTGTTTGTCTAGGCATCATATTAATGTTAAAACGATAGCTATGGTAACTGTCCATTAAACGTAACTGATACTCATAAGGATCAAACAACAATTTACCTTTTACAGGATGTTGAATGAAAGCAAAATGTTTTGCAAAATGCAGATAGCCAAGCTCAGGATCCATACATAGTGTAAGGTCTTCTATTTGAGACTCAGTAAATGTTTCTTGTTTATTCGCCTTTTTAATTAAGACGCCGTCTAATGATGCTGCCATAATAGTATTTAACCAAAAAAATAGCACCCGAAGGTGCTATTGAGTTGTATGTTACGATAGTTATTAACTACAGCCGCAACTGCCGCAAGCCATTAATTTTTTCTTACCTGCTTCGCCGCACTCTGGACAGTCTTCAACTTCTTCGTCTTCGTCATATCCATCTGCCATTAGCTCTTTTAATCTTGCTGCAAGTTCTTCTCTAATGTTGTCCTCTAGTGCCATTGCATTGTCACCGTCTTGTGCAGCAGGGTATGCTTTCTTAGATCTGTGTAGGTCGTCACCAGAGTTAATTACATCGTCAATTGACTTGTATTCTTCATCAGGCTCGTTATCATAACCTTCAACATTCATTTCTAACCAGTCTTCTAGTTCCATCGGATCAACGCCCATTTCTTCGGCTGCTTGTTCTAATGCTTCTTCTGGCTCCATACCTTCGTCGTCTACAAGCTCTTCTCTACGCTGCGCAATTTGTTGCCAAACTTCGTCTGTAATCTCAACGTCGGATTCTTCTGCAACTGCTTCGTCATCTATTTCAAGATCATCATTACAACTGCTTGCACCGACGTGTTGTTTGCCACAAGCATCACAAGGTTCATCTTGCATGCCTGGTTTAAGATCGTCCATATCTTTTGGACCTTTAACAATATCACGTAACCGTTCCATGTCTGTACGCATAGGCATCATGTCAGCAGTAACTTCGCCTGCATCGCCTAATCCTGCATTTTTCATCATATCAATTAAGTCTGTAACATTATCTTTGCCACTTGCATTCATTGATACATTCATTGTTACTGGATTGCCTTTGTCTTCTTGTGGTTGTGGTGCCATTGGTGGTACCATTGGCATTCCGCCTTCTAACTCAATGCTATCCATTGATTCTAGTAGTTTTTTCATGTTCATTTTAGTTTGCCTCCGGTGCCGCGGCGCTTGGATTGTGCTCACGTTCTTTACGAGCCACTTCTAGCTCTTTCAAAAGATCCATTACACGGTTGTCGCCTACATTCTCTTGTGCGCTCTCACCGCCCATGTCTTCTGTTGTTAATTTTGTTTCATAAGTAGTATCTTCCGGCATTGCCTGATACTTTTCTTGCATTTCTTCTGGATTACGTACAATAATGTGTGCTTGGTCAATATTACAGCATGATCCAATGTATTCTTGTAAAACTTGCTGTGTTGAAGGGTAATTAAGTTCAACTTCAAAATATGTAACTTCCATATTCTCTAGTTGTGGAAAATCCAACGGACGTTCCTGTATTGGTGTTTTTTTGCCTTTAGTCATTGAAGCAACATCATATTTTTTCAAACATGATTTTATACTTTCTTCGCATCCTTCTGGCAGCGATCCCGCTACACCAATCTTAAAATTATAAGTCTTTTTAGACTCGTTAAGCAATTCTTGAAATCTTGTTTCCATTATATACATTCCCGTTATATGTTATTTATCTTTATCAAGCCCTTTAAGCTTCTCTAATAGACTATTTCTATCTGTAACAACATAGCCTTCACCGGAGATCATACCTTCATCAGCACCGCTATCTTTATCCTGTTTTTCTTTTCTAAGTTGTAATTCGACCATTTTTAACTTATTATTAAGTTTTGCTACTTTTGCATCTAGTCCTGTTTTAAGTAGTCCGCCAGCAACTTCAAATACTCTGCCACTGTAACGACTTTCAACATTCATACCTAAATCCATTAGATCTTCGTATGCTGTTAATGCACGATCGGCAATATCATTTAATTCGCTATCAGCTTTATCACCTAATCCTTTGACAGCAGGTAATGCACTAGCAATTTTATCAAACTCGGCTATGTCACGAAAACTTTCTTCGTGAGCTATTTCGTGCTTTGTTTGCTCTTTTTCTTGCTGTTGTGCTTGTTTGATGATTTCTTTTGAATCATCTAGGTTAAGCAAATCTTCTAATTTTTTAGTCATTTTAACTTTCCATTAACTGCTACTATTATTTATCAGAATTTATATCCGAATGTATTAATATCTTTTTTAAACTTGTTTTCTACTATTTGTTTAGTATTATCATTATAATATTCTC